TTGGTCATAATTTGGCTGGAGCATTGAGTGATGAATATCCACATGCTGAATTATACGAAACTGTTGATTATGAAGAAGTTAAGGCAGATATGAATGATAATGTAGTTACTGTTATGATGGTTGAAGATACAAAAACATATTCTGATAATGTTACATACAGTAAAGAAATCGAAAATACTATTTCTGATAATGTAAAAATAACTTTAGAATAGATAGGATGATAATATATGAAAGAAAATATTAATTTTAATATGCCTTCTTTAAATTTAGAAGGTAAATATACAATACAGCTGTTTGATAAAGATGATAATTTAATACATGAAGAAATAAAGCATAATTGTATTAATAAAGCATTATTTTCTACAGCATATTATAACAATATTTTATGTGGAATTATTGACAATGACAGTAGAAAAAATGATAGTTACGGGAATTATATTACAAAAGGCGATTACACCGGGCATGTAAATTGGCTAATGCTGACTAAGGATGATACATCATTAGCTGATGATTATAAGAATCCAGTAATACTAGGTGAAATGATGGCGTATGCTCATTCTGGAGATACTAATTCTTATGCAGACAATAAAAGAGGATTGCCTAATAGTAATGAAACAGCTAGGTTAATTAATTATTTAGATGGTGGCAACAAAATAAAATCTGTAACAAAACATTATGTTTGGGATTTTGCAACTGATAAAGGAAATGGTGAGTTTGATAATATATACCTTACTGGTTTACCTTTAAATTATACTAGTGTAAGTTATAATCCTAATGACTATAGAGGAGATTTTAGTAAGATTAAAGACTTTGCATTAAATAGTAAGTCAATAGAAAATATATATTCAACTGATGCTGGTCCTTTCTCTCATGATTCTGAAAATTTATATGTACAATGTTTATTTTTAGCAAATACAAGTAAAAATAGTACTACCCAAAGTATGTGTTACGATACTATTGCTAAAATAAGTCAAGATACATGGGCGGTTGAATATATTACCTTACAAGTTCCAAGTGCAAATTCTGATAATGCATCTTATATTATTCAATCTGGTGGTTATTTTTGGAGGATAGAATATAATTTTGCTTGTACTAAATATAGATTAAACGGAGAATATATAGGTACTGTTAACTTATCAGGGCAATTCTCAAATGCATTCTTAAATATAGGTTTAAGTGCAAAAAATATCAGTCATTCATCAAATACTGGGTATACATATAAGTATTGTTTAGATGTATTTACTGGTGATGATAAATACTTATATGTTGGATATAAGACGAGTGATTATAAAAGATATATTTGCGTTTTTGATGCAAATGGTACAAAAGTATCTGAAAAATATATTGGAGATAGTAGTAAACAAAATAATAATTATCAGCAATGTTGCTTAAACATTTTATACATAAACAATAAAAAGGTATTATTAAGCTCTTCTTATGGAGATACTACTAATGTATTTAATGTTGAGGATAATGGAAGTCTTACTGAAATAAGTAATGATAATTTAAAGTTTTTAAGTGATAATATAAAGAAAACAGATACCTATAGTAATTCTACCAACTGTGTATTCTATAGTAAAAATGGAGATTTATTTATGTTACCTTATGAAAATGAATATAACTATGGCTGGAGAATAGTGGTAGGACATTTCATCCCATGGACTTCTCACGTAAAATTAGATACTCCAATAACAAAAACATCAGCTAATACTATGAAAATTCAATATGATATAACGTGCGAATATGTTCCAGTTGGAGGAATAGAAAACATAGAATAATTAAAGAGCATCTTAGGATGTTCTTTTTTAATACAAAAATATAGAAAAGAGGTTTTTAAAATGACAAATTATATTAATCAAGTACAACACAATTCTTTTATTTTTACGGTTGCAATTGTAATTCTTATGGATACGTTCTTTGGAGTTGGTAGATCACTTAGGGAACATAAATTTAATTCTTGTTTTGGGATAGATGGAGGTATAAGAAAAATAGCAATGCTAGGTTGTATAGCATTTCTTGCAGGGTTAGATATGTGCATTAAAATTAATCTTGCATTTATGCTTCCTCAAGAATGGTTAACTTATTTAGGTACAGAGCAGATAGGGCTATGTGAATTTTTCTCTATATTATTTATTTTATATGAAGCTGTAAGTATATTAAAAAATATGCTACTTTGTGGACTTCCTATCCCCAAAAAATTAAAAACAATTTTAGAAAAGATGCTTAATACCATGACAGATGAATTACCAGATAAAGAGGAGGTAGCATAGTGAAAGGAATAGATGTAAGCAATAACAATGGAAATATAAATTTTGAGAAAGTCAAGAATGATGGTGTAGAATGTTGCTATATTAAGGCTACAGAGGGAACAACCTTTAAAGATGGATATTTATATACTAACTACTGTAATGCTAAGCAGAACGGTCTTAAAGTAGGATTTTATCATTTTTTAGTTGGTACAAGTTCTCCTGAAACACAGGCCCATAATTTTTATAATGCTATTAAAGATAAGGTCAGTGATCTTATTCCTATGTTAGATATAGAAGTTAATTTTGATGGGCTAGTTGATTATGTAGAAAGATTTATAAATAGATTTAAAGAATTATCTAATATGCAAATAGGTATTTATACTTATACAGGATTCTTAAGTAATCTTAAAGGTAAGTTTACAGAATATCTATTATGGGAGGCTAATTACAATGATAAGCCTTGGAACTTACCAAGTAATTCTTATACACTGGTAGGGCACCAGTACACAGAAAAAGGCAAAGTAGATGGAATTACTGGTGTTTGTGATGTTAACGAGTTTAATGATGGTATATTATTAACTTCTAACAAAGGTGAGTGGATACAAGATGATACTGGTTGGTGGTACAAGCATAGCGATGGATCATATGCAAAGTGTGATTGGGAAAAGATAGATGGAGAATGGTACTATTTTGACTATAAAGGTTATAGAGTTACTGGATGGCTTCATCTAACTTCTAATAACCAGGACTACTATTTTTATAGTGATGGTAAGATGGCCCATGATTGTGAGCTATGGGGGACTTATAAATTTGATAGCAATGGAGTTGCCACTAAAATTTAATATGATATAATGGTTTAGGCTAGATTGCACAAATATAGCTTTAACATTGGGTGAATATGAGTATTTTGCTTGTATTCACCTTATTTTTTATGGAATTTTATAGAAAAACTATTGACAAATTATACTATCGATAGTATAATTGAAGTATGGAAAGGAGGTAAGAAAGTGATTAATAAATTAAAAAAGCTTGATAAACTACTGGGAATAGTCATCAAGCTACTTATAAAAATAGCAATTATAAAAGAAATCATATCAAGAATTCTTTCATAAATTGCAAATCCAAAAAGGGGATTTAATCCCCTTACTAAAATAATAATACATTAATCACTTTTAATCAATATGAAAAATATAACTCTAATTTTAAAAATACTAATTAAAGTAATAATTATAATTGCTTTAATTTATTTTATTATTAAATATTAGAAAGAAGGTGAATTTGTGGAGGAAAAGAAGAACTCACAGACAGAGGCTAATAAAAAGTGGCAAGAGCAGAATAGAGAAAAAGCAAGGTATTTAAGAAATAGGTCTACTGCAAGAAGTTTTATTAAAAAGCAAGCAACACTTGAAGATATAAAGGAACTTGAAGAATTAATTGTAGAAAGAAGAAAATTATTATAAATAGAAATACAGCATGTAAGATTAATTTCTTATGTGCTGCCTTATTTTTTGCTCTAAAACAGAGAATTAAATAAAATATGGAAAGTATGTACAAATTGTAGTATTATGTAAATATAGATAATAAAAAGAACTCATGCGACTACCAATCAATCATGAGTTCATAGTTATAATAGAGTTCATTCTGTTACCTCTATTATAGCATATTAGTAATTAAATATATACATAATTATGGGGGAAAAATGTTACATAGTATAGAATTAATAGATTTTAGGAACTTGAAGGATATAAAGATTAATTTAGGCAAATATATTACTGCAATATCTGGGAGAAATGGACTGGGTAAGTCTACAATATTAGCATTATTAGGTAATACCTGTGAAATGAAAATTAAAGATGGAAAAACTATATTTAATTCACAGTTTAGAACTGAATTTAGTGAAATATTTAAAGCATCAAAGATGTTTGATAAAAGTGGTTCCAATAAATGTAGAGTTAACTTCTGCGATATTAATAATGTTAATACTATCACAGAAAACAAGATATGTAGAACAACATGGCAAAATAATGGGAAAAGATTTAGAATAATTCCTGAAACAAAAGATGGTATAAATAATAATAGTAGAAAAATGGATTGGCCATCTTTATATTTGGGACTTTCAAGATTATATCCTGTAGGAGAAGTAATAGATGCTAAATTAAAAGTTAAGAATCTAGATTTACAAAAAGAACAAGAGTACTTTATAAAAAATTATGCAGATATTTTAAATCTTAATTTCGATAATAGCTCAGATGTGCATATAGATATGATTGATATTGGAGATACAGAAAGAAAAAAAGGAATTGGAATAAACACAGATCAATATGAATCTATAACAAATTCAGCAGGACAAGATAATGTTGGACAGATACTAACAGCAATATTATCATTTAAAAAATTAAAAAAGGAAAATGCAAATTATAAAGGTGGATTATTACTTATTGATGAAATAGAAGCAACTTTGCATCCTATTGCACAAGTTAAATTAATTAATTTTTTATATATAGCAGCTAAAGAATTGAATTTACAAATAGTATTTACAACACATAGTGTTTCTTTACTTGAATTATTATCTCAAAAGATTATAAATAATGATAGTATTAATATGAATGATTATGAAGTTTATTATTGTAGTAAAGCGAATGGACCTTTAAAATTTTATAGAAATCCTGAATTTCCTGTAATGAAAAGTGATTTAGTATTAGCCATGCCGGGTTCAAACATAGATAAAATAGCCATATATTCAGAAGATAAAGAAGCAAGATGGTTGTTAAATAACTTACTCAAAAAGTATTCAATGTATATAAGATGTATTGATAGTAAATTACCTTGTAGTGTATTACTACAATTAAATAAGAATGATCCTTTATATTTTGCAAACATAATATTTGTATTAGATGGCGATGTGCAACAACAAGAAGTAATAAATAGCAATAAGCATGGTAACATAATAAAATTGCCGGGAACAGTTAGACCAGAACAAGTGATTTATGATTTTTTGTTAGATTTAGAAGGGGATTCACAACTTTGGCAAAATGGGTTGCAAATATCGTTTACTAAGGAAACAATAAAAGAATATGGACCATATTCTGATAAATATAAAGGGAAAGAACGAGAAAAATTCAAGAAATGGTTTAATGATAATTTAGAAATTTTTGAGTCATTGAGAGTGTTCGATTATTGGCTAGAAAAAAATAATGAAGAAGCTGAAAAATTTGTAACATCATTTAAAAAGGCTTATAACAAAATAGCAAAGAGGAAATTACAAGTTACAATTTAGAGATGGCCAATAGTAAAAAATAGTGGTATTATATATATAAAATTAAAAATAAAGGAGTATACACATATGGCAATTAATACATATTCACCATTACGATATCCAGGTGGTAAGAATAAGTTGACTTATTTTGTTAAAAGTTTGATTGATGAAAAAAAATTAAATAAATCAACATATGTTGAGCCATTTTGTGGTGGGGCAGCAGTAGCATTATCTTTACTAATTAATAATCAAGTGGATAATATTATTATTAATGATTATGATAAATCAATATATGCATTTTGGTATTCTGTATTGAATTATACAGATGAATTGTGTAATTTAATAAATAACACAATAATAAATATGGATGAGTGGTATAAACAAAAGCGAGTACAAGAAAATAAATTTAAAGAAAACTTATTGAATTTAGGTTTTTCAACATTATTTTTGAATAGAACTAATAGGTCAGGAATTATTAAAGCAGGTGTTATTGGCGGAAAAGAACAGAAAGGTGAATATAAACTTGACTGTAGGTTTAATAAAGCTGATATAATACAAAAAATAAGATATATAGCAGCTCATAAAAATGATATAGTATTATATAATTTGGATACAGAGGATTTAATAAGAAATGTTATAAATAATTTAGAACATAAAAGTTTTATATTTTTTGATCCACCATACTATAATAAAGGTGCAACATTATATACTAATTTTTATAAACATGAGGATCATGTATCATTGGCCAATAAAATAAAAGATATAAAATATCATTCTTGGATTTTAACATATGATAATACTCCAGAAATAAGAGATATGTATAATAAATTCAAAAGTGAAGTTTATAAGTTGAATTATTCAGTTCAAAAAAAACATAAGGGGGAAGAAGTAATATTTTATAGTAGAACATTAAAAGATATAATAATTTCTAAGAAACAAACGATATATAATTTCTGTGAGCAGTAAGTAATTTTATCTACTGCTTATTTTTATATAAACTCTCAAACAAAGTAAGCAGCACCTAAGAGAAATCTTACTTGCTGCTTTTTCTTTACAAAAAATTCTTTTATTGATTATACAGAACTATTTACAGCTAAGAATGCTATAAATGTCAATAATTTTATAGTGTATTAAGTTTTGCTTTGGATAAGATATTAGTGTAGAAAATAATTCAAATATTAAGGAGGTAGTTATTATGTCATCATATAATAGTAACAAAACTTTAGTACCAGAAGCAAAGGCAGGATTAAACAAATTTAAAACAGAGGTTGCATCTGAATTAGGACTACAAAATTATGCAGAAGGATACAAAGGAGATCTTACATCAAAGCAAAATGGTAGCGTTGGTGGAGAAATGGTTAAGAGAATGGTAGAAAGCTACGAAAAAGGACTTTAAAATTATCTTTATTTAATTTTTTATGACAATAGAAGTAAGATATCGAGCAAAATAAAAAGGGTGTTTATTAATTTAGACATCTTTTTTATTTTGTAATAAATTATTAAGCATTTGGTAATAATTAAAGTATTGACTGTTAATTAGTTTTATTTATAATATCTATGAGGTGGTTTATGAGTACAAAAGATTTAGAAGAAACAATAAAAGATATGCCAATAGAAGAACAAGAAGTATTCTTAAGATTAGCAGATATTTTTGAGGATTCAGAAGAAACAATTATAGACTATATAAAAAATGAATTTAAATAAAAGCTTGTAGAATAGAAATAAAATAATAGAAAAACGTTAGAGTTGTGCGATTTTATCACAACTCTTTTTATTGCAATAAGAAAATACAAAGGAGTGAGTTTATATGGCCAGACCCAAAAAACATCAAAAGATTAATGTTAGAGTTAACTATCCTACTACAGAAGAAGGAAAGAAAATGTTACGTGAAAGCCAATCAAAGGCAGTTCTAGATATATTAGAAAAGCAATTAGGAGAAGAAGAACTTAGAATTTTAATGAAGCATCTTGAAGAAAGAATAGAACGTGAATAATAGATATAAGAAGGAATAGATTATGGAGAATATAGTTTTATTAACTGTTGGAATGCTATATTTGACAAAGATATCAAATAATGTACAATTATACATAATAATATATTTAGGGGGTAAAGCTATGAAAAGATTAGTAGGAACTTTACTGTTTGTTGTAATTGCTTTGAGTTTATCCGGATGTGAAAATTCTAAATCAAAAGAAACGACAAATTCTAAAACAGATATAGTGAGTGTGACTAATTCTAAAGATGATAATAAAACTAAAAATGAGGTAATGGGAAAGATTCTTTTAGAAGATGAATATGCAAAAATAACTTATGCAGGAATAGATAGAAATTACACTGATGGACCCCGAATAAATTTTGTGATAGAAAATAAATGCAATCAAAATTTGTTAATTCAAGTAGAAGATGTTCTAGTTGATGATTATTCAACAACACCAATATTTAGTTGTCAGGTATTATCTGGCAAAAAAGTAAAGAACACAATGACTTTGTATCAATATGTTGGAAGCGACTCTAAAGTAGAAAAAGATTTTAAACTTGTTGAAGGTAAATTTAGAATCATGGCTAATGATGCAAAGAATAGTTTATTGAAAGCAGAACCATTTGAGGTTAATTATTGTTCATCAGGGGAAAGAGAAAAAAAAGAAGAAAAAATAATTTTTGATAATGAATATGCTAAAATATCGTATATTGGAATAGAAAGAAATAGTTATGGCGGGCCGGATATAAATATTAAAATTGAGAATAAATCAGATAAAACTTTAACAATTCAAGCCACAGATATTTTAGTTGATGGTTATATGGTTGATCCAAAATTTACTTCTGATATATTATCAGGTGATAAAATAAAAGCTGAAATTAATTTCATAAATAAAGGTGTAAGCAGAAATCTTAAATCTATAGAAGGTAATTTCAGAATAACTACAAAAGATAATTCTGCTGAATTATTAAAAGAAGAACCCTTTACAATTGCTTATTAAATTAAAAAATGGTTTATATTTGCTTATTTATTGTGGTTATTTTACAATATTATTAGGGGTGGTATTGTGAGCGTTAAGAATAAATTATTAGAAATACGATTGAAGTTAGGATATAAAAAACAAAAGGATTTTGCAGAATATTTGAGTGTTAGTCAAGTAAGTTATAATAAATGGGAAAATAACTCGTCACAGCCAAGTTTAGAAGCTGTAATGAAGATTTCTAAAATGTTGAATATTAAAATTGAAGATATAATTTATTTAGAGGATAGATAATAAAGCATCTATCCTTTTTATTTTTTATATAAATCTTATTAAAAAAATATAAAATTGAGTAATTTTTATAACTAATATGAATATAAATTAAACATGGATTAATTAAAAGGAGATAAATTTATGCAAAATTATTCAATTTTAGGTATTGATATTGGGAATGCAACTTGCAGTACTTCTAATAATGTATTATTTGAGTCAAAAATTACTGAAACAGAGCCTTTAAATAAAGCCAGTAAACTTATTATAGATAACAAAGAATTATGGCTTGGAGAGGGAAATTATGACACAACATATAGGAAAGTGGATAAGAAAAACTATATTAACTTTTTATATGGGGCATTAGCACTTTCTACAGATACAGTTTACAACTATATTGTTTTAGGACTTCCTTTGAGCCAGTACAAAGAAGATAAAGCAGCATTAACTAATCTTGTTTTAAATAACAATGAAAAAAGTGTAATTATTAATGGTATACAGAAACCTTTAGTAATTAAGGATGTAGAGATATATCCTGAAGGTGTTGTTACGCTTGATGATGAGTGGGAAGGTATTGTTGTAGATATAGGAGGAAGAACTACAGATTGTGCTATGGTGATTAATGAAAGAAACAGAAGAAAGATTATTAATCCTATATCTTTACCACTTGGAACAATAAACTTTCAAACTGACTTAATTAAGAAAATTAATAATAAGTATAGTTTAGATCTTCAAGTGAATGATGCTGAAAGAATATTAAAAAATGGATTAATACTAGATGGAGAAATCATAAAGGATGACTCGATTGAAGATATGTATAATCTATTTGTAGATAAACTTATCAATCAACTACAAGTTGAATATTCACTTAGAACTAATTTCATTTCATTAACAGGTGGTGGAGCAAACTTGTTTTATAATTCAATAAGAAAGCAGATAGGAGAAAATTCAGTTTTATTGCAAGAAAATTCTATTTATGCAAATTCTCAAGCGTTTGGAGAATTGGGGGAATCTATATGGCAATAACTAAACCAGTAAGTTTCAAAAATAAGGAACAGGATTTGGTGAATTTTGTTCAAGGAAAAGACTTTTCATATTACGTTAAAGAGTTAATACGGAGAGATATGAAGAATGCTAATATTAATGTTATGAATAGAGATATTAACATAATAGAACATAAAAAGAGGAATAAAAGAATTACGGATTATGATATTTAGTAGTACACTATCATGCTACTAATAGTGCACTATTATCCATTAAAGCTTTAAAAAATAAGAGTTATAGAATCTATAAGAGAGTAGGGGAGAGGTTATGGCAGTATATTATGTAAAGAATGGGACAAGGGTTAAGAAGAAAGACAATATTCAAAATCGAGCACGTAAGAGTGAGTCTGATTTAAGAGTTAATAGAGTAGTTGCTCATGTTACAAAATCTGAGAAAGAAATAATAGTAAAACTTGCCAAAGAGAATGGAATGGATACAAGTACTTTTATAAGATGTTTGTGTTTAATGAAATATAGAGAAATGACTGGGGAGCTGGTTAAATGATAAGAAGTATTTTAAATCTAATAACTTATCTGATAAATGATTTTAAGTTCTTAGGATTCTATGGTGGTTTTTGGTTTCTATCAGTTCCACTTATAACATTAGTTATATGTGCAGAAAAAAGTAAATGTGAAAAAGATAAACTTAATGCAGCAGAGGACTTTTATGATATAGAAGATGTTGAAGAACTTCCGTTACATTCAATTGAGTTTAAGGTTAATAATACAGAAAAGTGGCAAATAGGACAAGTGTTGAAGAGAATGAATTATGCTACTGTTGATGATCTTGTGAGAAATGTTTTGAATGATATATTATAAAAATAATAAAAGGATCTAAATTATATAATTCCTTAGATCCTTTTTGATATATTTAAATTTCTATTTTATTAACGTCAACAAAAACGCCAAAAATAATTAAACATTATATCCATGATTTTGTATTTTAAAGTTGTACAAGTTGTAACTATATACAAGTAATAGCATCATTCTTCATTAAATATACATATTTATTATAAGCACAATTTATTCTGTGGATGAATACATTATTTACTTTAAAATATAGCATTAATCAATGCTTAGAACGTCAAAAATAGTAAACGTCAATAAATTCGTCAAAAATTAAATATTGTTTATTATTTTTCTTGCATTATTAATCATATCATCAGTTACATGGGAATATGTTTTCATAGTTTGTTCTATATCATGGCCAAGCAACATTGCGGCAGTCTTAAAATCAACTCCATTTGCTATTAGATTAGTTGCGTATGTATGTCTTAATTCGTGTGCACTTATTTTGTATCCGGCTATTCTGCAAGTAGTTCTTATATTGTTTGCTACAACAGATGTATCTTTATTATCAAATATCCTATTATCTATATTTACAGGATATTTGTTCCTATAGTTTATAATTTCTTTTTTTACAGCATTACTAAAAGGAACTTCTCTGTATGAATTTTTACTTTTTAATTGGCAAAATTGGTATATATCATCTTTTAGATTAAATTGTTTATTTACTATTAATTTATTATTTTTAAGATCTACACAATCCCATGTAAGGCCTATTATTTCTCCTATTCTAAGACCACATTTAACTGCGATTAAGACTATTAAATAATTATTTTTTGATTTACTATTTTTTATTTTATCTAGTAAATCATCTATTTCTTTCTTGCTTAAAGCAGTTTTTTTAGTACATTCTGTTTTTTTATACTCGATATTTTTAACAGGATTTTTAGATAAAATGTTGTATTTATTAATAGCATATTCAAACATAGTATATATTCTAGTTAAATATAATTTTACTGTATTGCTTTTATAGCCAACAAGTTTATTTATACATCTTTGTATATCCATAGTACATATATTTTTCATATAAATATTATCTAAATCTTTAAATTTATTATACGAAGTTTTTATTATTCTGTATGTGTTGTCGGTTATAGTAGGCTTCCTATCTTCCATATACATTTCATAGAACTCTTTAAAAGTAATATCATCATATTCATTATTTTCTTTTTTTAAATCTTCTTCTAATGTTGTTAATGTATTAAGCACCCATTTCTTAGCTTCCTTTTCGCCCTTTTTGCTGTTTTCAAATCCTTGCTTACTTTTCTGCTTCCACTTTAGACCATCTTTATAACTTATTATGGCCTGTAACCCGTTATTTCTTGCTCTATACGTAATATTGTAGTCTAAATTCATAATCTTATTTCCTTTCTTTATTAGACTTTTCGACAACTTGTACTTTATTAATCTTCAAGTCGTATATTTGTTTATAATCATCACTTTTCATAAAATCGCCCCTATCATATCGAATGTATGTTCTTACGAATGTTTGTTCTTAAATTATATCAAGACATGAAATATATTGCAATATATGTGCAAAAATAGTTAATTTATATGCAATATATTACAAAGTTTAAAACATTTAGAATGATAATAGAAGTGTCTGTATACAGAACTGTTTTACATTTTTAGACAAAAAAATAAGACCGAATATTATTTCTAACATTCAGTCTTATTTTTCTTCATTCTCTTTTTTTCTCATATCTTCAACAAGTGCATCGATATCAAAATGGTATTTTTTTAATGTATCAACCATTTCTTGAACTTCTGCTGGTGTAAGTTTGTAAGGATAGTTGAATTCTACCATTCCAACGTCAGGATCATCATGCTCTATATGTACATGATTTGGAATATCTACCTTTCCTACTAAATAATCTGTAGAACATTGCAATATGTCAGACAAATCCCTTAACGTATTGGAATCAGGTATATTAATACCATTTTCCCATTTGCTAACTGTTTGTTTTTTTACATGCATCAAATTTCCCAATTCTTCTTGAGTTTTCCCCAGAGACATTCTTAAATCTTTTATTCTAAAGCCGATAATATTATCCAATTTTTTCACCTCTTAATATGTGTATTATAGCTTATTTTCTATGGTTATGATATATATGTTTCCTATAAAGTGTCAAAAAATACACAAATATTTAAAAAACATTCAAAAAAAATGTTGACAGACACCGATTAAGTTACTATACTGTAAATATATCAAGTCACTTTAAAAGTGTCTAAGGGGGAGGAGGTATATAAATGTCAAACATTATTAAATCCTTAAGAAATTTAAGAGGATATACACAGGAAGAAGTAGCAAAAGAACTCGGAATAGCTCTTAAATCATACAACATGAGAGAAAATAATCCCGATAAATTTACTGTTTTAGAAATTAAGAAAATGTCAAAATTGTTTGAAGTTGATGAAAGTATTTTTTTTAAAGATAAAGTCACTCTTACGGTTACAAGATAGGGGATGAGGAGATAACTTAAAAGGAGTTGTCCCACGTGAAAACAATAGGTAAAAATATTAAATTTTACAGATTAAATAAAGGGTACAGTAATAAGAAATTAAGCGAATTGAGTAGTGTTGCTAGAGGATACATAGTCGAATTAGAAAATGCAAAATATTTAAATCCATCATTGGAAATTGTTTGTAAACTATGTAAAGCCTTAGAAGTTACACCAAATGACTTAATACCTAAAGAAATGTATCAATAAACTTTTTAGGAGGATGGGAATGGATATACAAGAAAAATTATTGAAAGCATCATGTATTGCAAATAGAGAAAATGTACAACATATAAAAAGCGAAAGGCAGCTAATAAAATTAATAACTAAAGGTGAAAATATAACAGTTAGTGGAAGAGAATTGCATGAATTTTTAGAAGTAAAAACAGAATATAAAAAGTGGTTTTCTAGAATGACAGAGTATGGATTTGATGAAAATTTAGACTATAGAAGGGTAACCCAAAAATGTCATACCCTCGGAGGAATTCAAGAAATAGTTGATCACGAAATTAAACTTGATATGGCAAAAGAAATTGCAATGATTCAACGTAATGAAAAAGGTAAACAAGCTAGACAGTATTTTATACAGGTAGAAAAATTTTGGAATACTCCAGAAATGATAATGAAAAGGGCAAATGATATTTTGAATAATAGAATAGATATGCTCAAGATTGAATGTTTTGAAAAAGACAAGGTTATAGAAGAACAAAAACCAAAAGTAATATTTGCAGATGCAGTATCTACAAGTAAAACAAGCATATTGGTTGGAGAGTTAGCAAAGATATTAAGACAGAATGAAATTGCAATAGGGCCTAACAAACTATTTATATGGCTAAGAGATAATGGATATCTAATTAAGCGTAAAGGCACTGATTGGAATATGCCAACTCAAAGAAGTATGGAACAAGGATTATTTGAAATTAAAGAAAGTACTCATTTGAATGGTGATGGCGTAAATGTAACTACTAAAACTCCAAAAGTAACAGGCAAAGGTCAACAGTATTTTATTAATAAGTTTTTAAATAAGGTGGACTAGCTTATGGAAACATTATTAACAGTAAATGATCTAGCTAAAAAGTGGCAAAAGGATGAGAGAACAATAAGAAAATATATAGCTGATGGAACTATTACAGCATGTAAAGGAGTTCCAGGAGTTATGTTTCATCCTAAATATATAGCTGAGTTAGAAGGAATAGAGTTTGAGAAATTCACTCAGTTAGAAAGAAAAAAGATGCAGAATGAGAATAATGCTCTTAAAAAAGAGAATGAAGAGCTAAAGAGTTTGTTGAGAGAATATCAAACTATTAATTTAAAGAGTTTAGCAATATTAACAGCTTAACATAATATCAGGAGGAGTATATGGATAAAGATATGATATTAGGAACTCTAGCAACAATATTTATTTTTGGAGTTTTACTTATAGAAGCAATGATAATTTATTAGGAGGTTTAAAAGTGGAAGAGTTAAGGGACAAGCTTATAGAAAGCATTAAACTTAACGGAAGAGAGTCAGAAGAAACTGTTAGATTAAGTCAAGAACTTGACATATTAATTGTTAAGGAAATGGAGATATACAAATGTTAATAATTCAAATAGCTGAGATATCAGATAACTTGGAAAAATCTAAAGAAATACAAAAAATAGTTCAGAAGAAAAGAGATAATGGAGACTACAAACCGTTTTTAGAGATACTTCAGGAAGAAATAGATAAGTATAAAAAAGCTACCAAGAACCCCGACCAAAGCGTTCCTAGTAGCATAACAAAAAATTCAAGTAAATTATAACACAGATTGGAGGATAAGTTAATGAATGAAGATTTAAAAGTTTTAGCTGAATTAGTAAAAGATACAGCTAAAAGTAATGGATTAGAGTACTGTAGTGTAGGTTTTATAAATGACTCTGTAAATGTAAGTACATCTAAGTTAGGAACAGATGAAATAAATAGTCATTTTCTAAGTGAAGATGGTGAGTTCAGATAAATGATAGCTGAGTATATAGCTTTTAACAACATAAAAGTGGAGTTATTAAAACTTATTAAACAGGATAATAGCAACAAAGTTTATCAATATAATTACTACAAGTGGAGATTATCCAGGGGCTTTAAACCTAGGAAGTTATTGGAACTCTTAAAACAAGAATTTAAAGAATATGATGTTGAAATTATGTTTATGGAGTATGAAGATGCACCATGTTACTCAATTTACTTATACAGAAAGGAAGAATAGAAATGCCAGAAAAAAAAGATGATATTACAAAAGCAATTGAGCTTTTAAATAAGAATGGATATTCTTGTAGTCAGTTTTCAGAGTTAAATATACATCAAAAATTGCAACATGCAAGATATGAGATTTCTAAAAAAGAGATTAAAAAAACTGGAAAATGTGTAGCAAGAGATGGAACTGTAAGATATGAATATTTTGAACTTAATGACTTTATGCCATATGTAATAGAAGCATGTTTTAAGTATGGATTATCAACTAAATTTGATTTTGGATTAGAAGTAGCAGCATTAATAATTACTAATTGTGATAATCCAGAAGATACTATAGATCCATTTAAAATGCCAGTGAAAGTACCAGAGATAATGATGTGTAATGAAATGCAGAATATCGGAGGAGCCAAAACATTTGCTAAAAGATATTTATATTCTGATGCATTTGAAATAAGTCAAACAGATATTATTGATTCAAGTGAACCAAATGAAGAAGAAGCTGAAGGTATAAAGAAGATTAGTAAAGCTGCAGTATTTACTATAAGAAGGTTATTAGAAGAGACTGAAACAGATGAAGAGAAATTTTTAAAATGGGTACATGTTAGTAGTATTGAGGATATAAAAAATAAAAATTTAGGCATAGTGATGAAAAAACTTAATGAAAAAAAGGAGGAGATTGATAAGAAAAAGGCTGAACAAATTGTAATTCAAAAAAATGAAAATGAATTTCCAGATGAATTGAAATTATAGAAATTAGGGGTGTATAGAATGAAAGAATTAGAAGTAAATAAGGTGTTGCCAGTAATAAATGCAAACTTTGAAGAAGTTAAAGAGTCACTTAACCAAAGTTTAGAGAAATATAAAGGAATAGTTGTTACAGAAGAAACTCTACAAGATTGTAAGAAAACTCAACAGGACCTTGGAAAAGTAGAAAAAGGTATAGAAGATTTTAGAAAGTCAGTCAAAAAGGATATGGAAGCTCCTATTAAGGAATTTGAAGCTAAGTGTAAAGAACTTACAGCATTAATTGGAGAAGTTAAGAAACCTATAAAAGACGGAATAGTTATTTATGATAATAAACGAAAGGAAGAAAAAAAGAAGCAGGCAGAAGAAATTATTAATGAATGTATAGTAAGCATGGAATTATCTAAAAAGTATTCAATACAGCTTACAGTATTAGATAAATATACTAACTTATCTGCTAGTAAGAAAAGTATCGTTGAAGATGTACAGGCAAGGGGACAGGCATTAAAACATCAGCAGGATTCAGAAGAAAAAGAAATTGAAAATACTAAAGCAAGTATTGATGCATTTGTTGATTCTATAAATGAAGATATTAATTCTAAGCTTAAGGCAAATGATTATTACAAATATGTTGCTGGTGGCAACATAACAAGGATTATGGAAATTATCAAGAGAGAACATGACAAGGTTAAGCTTGCTGAAAATCCTCCAAAGGTTGAAGCAAAAGAAGAATTGAAACAAGCATCAATACAAGAAAAAGTATCAGTACCAGTTGATTTGAAATCACAACAACCAGTTAAGCAGCAGGAAGAAAAGTTATATTTCTATGATCTTAAAGTAATTGCTAATAAAGATAATATGTTGAGATTACATGAACTTATTAAAAGTGAAGGATTTAAGTTTGAGGTCGTAAATCAAGGGGTAGTTAGTAAGTAAGGAGTTATTCATGGCTGGATGGGTAAAAGTTCATAGAGATATTCAAAATTGCTGGATATGGGAAGATAAACCATTCAGTAGAGGACAAGCCTTTATTGACTTAATACTGATGGTTAATCATGAAGATAAAAAAATAATGTTCAATGGTTCTTTAATTGATATAAAAAGAGGTAGTGGAATTACATCTTTAAGAAAGTTAGGGGACAATTGGGGTTGGAGCAGTAAAAAGGTAAAACACTTCTTAGAACAACTTCAATCAGACAAAATGTTGTCATATAAAAGCGACAGTAAAAAAACACTTGTAACCATTGAAAATTATAGCTTGTATCAAAGTAGAGATTTTGAAAAGAAACACCAAAGTGACAGTGAAGAAAATCAAAAGAAAACCAAAGGAAATTCAGAGGAAAACCAAAAGAAAACAAACAAGAATGATAAAGAATATATAAAGAATGATAAAGAAGGAGAAGAAAGGAAAGAAGTATATCAACTTCAATCTCTATCTTTTCCTACTCCCTTACATGAAAAGATATTTAATCAATTTGGAAACGTAACTTACAAAACATGGTTTGAAAATGTATCTATAGAACAAACAGAAAATAAAGTAATTATGAGTACATCAGATACTTTTAAAAAGCAGATTATAGAAGAAAAGTATCTTAATCATATAAAAATATTTGAAGGAAAAGAAGTCCAGATAACTTTGAAAGAAGGTGATTCAAATTAATAATATGTTATCACTAGATAAAAAACTTGAACTTTGGGAGCAGAGTTTAGAACCTGATAAATTAGTTCTTATAGCTCATGCAGTTAAAACAGAAGTGTCAAAGCTAGATGAATTGATTAATACAACTTTAGATAATTGTTATGGTGCAGCAATAGGAGATTATACAGATTTATCAATTAAAGAGATTCAAGAGATAGTCAAAAAATCTTATGAGTACATGGAAGATAGCAAGAAATTTATAAATGAAAGTGGGTTGGAATGGATGAATAAAATAGCAAAAGTTGAGGAAAATGTAAAGCAATTTTTAAGAAAAGAAATGGCAGCAGGAACAGTTAAATCAGAGGCAATGTGTAAAGCTAAGAAAGAATTTGGTATTCCTGCTAAAGATATTAGTAATTTATGGATGATAGTTAAAGAAGAAGATTATCCAGAAAAATGTATTAATAATGGAGACAATCAAGCAAAAGGCAAAATTCAAAATAAGGCAAAATCAGAAGAAAAAGAGGTCAAAGGTAAAACTATTCAAGAAGATAAAAAGAAGAGCGTAGAGAAGGGAATAGACAAGCAGAAAGAGGATGTAAAAACAAACCTAGTAGAAATTACAGAAATAAGAAAGTTTAAAGGGAATTTTGGAGAATATGAAAAATCAAATGTTGGTGTAAAAACAGGAGATATTATTTTTAAAGATGCAGATGATATTGAAGATAGTAAGGCAGAAGTAGAAGCAGAAATAAAAGTAATGCGAGAAGATTTTGAAAAAGCTATTTCACAAAAGAGATTATTAGCACTTGGAAAACTTAATGAAGTAATGGAACTACTATCTATGTAAAGGAGGACCAATCAGTGTTAAATGAATATTTAGTTTGTCCTATATGTGGAAATGTTGCAACGGAATTGCATCACATAATATTTAAAAGTCAAGTAAAGGCTCTACAGAATTGTAAATTTAATTTTATATATTTGTGTGATAGATGCCATAGGGGTACTAAGGGAGTACATGGGAAAAATGGGCATGATTTAGACCAAAAATTAATGTTTCAAAATAAATTAGAGATTTTATTCAGTAAAGAATTATTAAGTAGAAAAGATATAAAAGATACTTTAGGAATTAAAGACAAGCCTATAGATAGCTTATGTAAGCTTATCAAAAGTGAAAAAGGTATGTTTTATCGAGAAGATGTCATAAGAACTCTAATGAACGGAAAATTAATATTACAGGAGGATGAAAAATGAAAGAAATATGAAAAGATATAGAAGGCTATGAAGGATTATATCAAGTTAGTAATTTAGGTGGTGTTATTAGCATTAAAACAGGCAATCTTTTATCTCAATGTATAATGGGAACTACAAAATACACAAAAGGGTATCTAGCAGTTGTTTTATATTGCAATGGGGTTAGAAAAAGTAAATTTATTCATAGATTAGTAGCTGAAACTTTCATACCGAATATAAATAATTATCCAATTATAAATCACAAAGATGAATTTAATGTTTTTGATAATTCAGTAGAAAATTTAGAATGGTGTGATTATTCATACAACAATAGTTATGGAACAAAAGTTAAAAGGATAAAAGATAAACAATCAAAAAAAGTATATCAATATTCTAAAGATTATAAATTAATTAAAATATGGGATTCCGTAAATGAATGTGGAAGAAATGGATATCAAGCATCTAAAGTTAGTTTATGTTGTAATACAAAAAGGAAATACCATAAAAATAGTATATGGAGTTTCGAACCATATGGAAAGGATAAAAAATGAATCCACAAAATTTATTAGAAAAACTAGATAGTTGTGTATTAGCTTTAAATAGAGGAAATTGTAACATGAAAACTCTTGGGTTAGAAAAAGCTAAGACAGAAAGAGATTATAAGGTTAGACAAGCGCAGGAAATATTAATATTAAAAGCTGATAAATATCCAGCAACTCTAATTATGGAACTGGTAAAAGGAAATGAAGAAGTGGCAGAATTAAGACTTCAAAGAGATATTGCAGAATCAGCTTACTTTGTAGGATTGGAAGCTATGAATAACCTTAGATTAGAAATAGAAATAGTAAGATCTAAACTTACATGGCTTAGGAATGAGTTGAATAATTCATAATATGCAGATTGGACGTGCTAAGGAGGGAAGACAAGTGATACAGATATTAGAGTTGTTTGGAGGCATAGGAAGTCCACGAATTGCTCTTAGAAACTTAGGAATAAATGTTAAGGCAATAGATTATGTTGAGATTGATGAAAAGGCTGTGAGAAGTTATAACGCAATGTTTAAGAAAGACTTAGCATATAAAACACAATCAGTTGTAAATTATAATCTTAAGCCTGACATCCTTATCCATGGTTCACCTTGCCAAGATTTTTCTATAGCAGGGCACCAAAAAGGAGCAGATGAGGGAAATGAAACACGAAGCAGCTTAATGTGGGAAACTATTAATATTATTAAACAAATGGGAGTATGGAAGCCTAGGATTGTTATTTGGGAGAATGTAAAAAACGTACTTAGTAAACATATGAGACATAACTTTAACAGATATCTAGATGAAATGCAGAAACTAGGATACACAAGTAATTATGCAGTGTTAAATGCAATGGATTTTGGATTACCACAGAATAGAAATAGAGTATTTACGGTTAGTTGCTTAGATGGAACAATATTCAATTTTGAAACATTAGAGAGAAAGCCTATGGTAAATATTAAGGAATTTCTTGAAGAGACTAATGAAGAACAATACATTGTATCTCAGCCAAGTATGTTAAAGAAAATAGAATTTAAAGATAGTAATTTTGGTGGAAGAGTACAAGTTATTAAAGATTATTGTACAACCATAACTACAAAGCAGATGCGTTGCCCTAACAGTGGAGTTATTGACCTTGGTAATGGTAAATATAGATATTTAACTGAAAGAGAATGTTGGAGGTTACAAGGATATAGCGATGAAGATTTTGAAGCTGCTTTAAAAGTTCATCCTGGAAAGCCTGGTAAATTGAATGGAGCATTATATAAACAAGCTGGTAACTCAATTCCTATAGTATTTTTTGAAAGTATGTTCAAGCAGATGTTAGGAATGTAATTACTTCACAATACTTAAAAAGTACGTAGAATAAAGGTGATTTCAGCAATAGCTGTAACTATATATTATCAATTGAAAATCAATTAAAAATAAGGAAGGAAGAGAAATATGGAAAAGATGATTAACTTAGAAACATTAGCTGATGGAGCATTAGCAGAAAAGGTCAATATTGCACTTAAGGAGGTATTAAGTAATATTGCTGATCCTAATACAGAATGGAAAACTAAAAGAAAATTAACAGTAGACATTACTTTCGTAGCACAAGAAGATAGGGAGTTAGCTTTATTAGATATTCAAACTAAAACAAAGCTTGCACCTCCTAAGAGTGTAGGAACAAAGATTGTTATTGGTACAGATGGCAAAGGTGGAATTTTAGCAAGTGAGTTTGGAAAACAGATTTCAGGGCAAAGCACTATGAGGGTTGACCAAGAAACTGGAGAAGTGACAACAACAGCAGAAGAAAAAGCAGTACTAGAAGAAAAGTTCAATACTGAAGGTATTAAATTAGTTAAATAATAAAATTCAAATATAGCCATGGCAAGGGGCTTAAACCTTGCACATTAATTAAAAGGTGGAATATAAAATGTCAATATCAAAAGAAGCTTTAGAATTTTTAATCAATGAAGGAGAAGAAAAGAATCCTATTCTTAACTTAGATCAGGGAACTTATTCAAGAGTTGGATTAAGCAGAGTCGAAGAAGTAACAGCAAAATCATTTACAATATCAACACTTACTGGATTGGCAGATTACATTAAGTCAGAAACAGATAAGCTACCAGAAAAATTAATAATTCATGTTGCATCACCTACGCAAGTTCAATTATTTAGTCCATTAAACTCAGATAGGAAGAGAGAACAATATTTATATGCTCAGGCAATACTACCTGAAAATATCAGATATGAAAGATTTATAGATACAGAACAATTTAATATCATGCTTCAAAGTTCATTTGTATCAAATAATGATAGAGATATACTTCTTAAATACACAGGCCTTGTTAAAGATGAAGCAGTTAAGAGCATAGGAGATAACGGAATAAGCCAAGCAGTAACAATTAAAACAGGTGTTGCAAGTGTAGGACAAGCAGAAGTACCAAACCCAGTAACACTAGCACCATATAGAACATTCCCAGAAGTAATTCAGCCTGAAAGTAAATTCATATTCAGAATGAAGGAAGGTCCAAGTGCAGCATTGTTTGAAGCAGATGGAGGAGCATGGAGAAATGCAGCTATTCTAGGAATAAAAGAATATCTTAATGAAGCATTAAAAGAAAATAAAAACATTCAAATAATAGCTTAAGAAAAATGGAGGACTTAGGTCCTCCAAGATAAGGAGAAAGTATGGCAAAGAATGCAGGAAAACAATTTGAGGAAGATATAAAAGCTTCAATACCAAAGAAACAGGATTTCTTTTATTACAGATTTATAGATAATGCAGCTTCATTTAGTGGTGGAGATAATGTCAGATTTACTTCACATAACTTGTGTGATTGTATGACAATGACTAAGGATAAATTATACCTTATGGAACTTAAAAGTCATAAGGGGGCAAGCTTACCGTTATCAACGATAAGAAAAAATCAAATAGAAGGTATGGCTAAAGTTAATCACCCAAAGATGAAGGCAATATTTATTATTAACTTTAGAGATAAGGAAAAGACATATGCAATAGATGCAGATAAGCTCCAAGAGTTTATACAACATTCGGAAAGAAAAAGTATTCCAATTAGTTTTTTAGAGGAATCAGGAACAGAAATAGAAGCACAGAAGAAGAAAGTACATTACAGATATGATTTAGAAAAGTATTTTCAGGAGGATAGCAATGAGCTGTAAATGTTCAAAATTTGATGAAGATTTAGGAAGGTATGTTTGTAATATTACTGATTCAGAGTGCATTTACTACATTCCTAATAGCAAAAGATGCGCAGAAGAATATGGAGAAGGTCCAGATGTAGAAAGTGAAGGTGAAAATAATGAATAAATGGGTAGGAATAGGAAGATTAGTTGCTGATGCAGAATTAAAATTTACACAAGGTAAAGGAACACCAGTATCTACATTTAAATTAGCAATAGATGATGGATATGGAGAAAATAAGAAAACAGACTTTATTCCAGTAGTGTTATGGGGAAAAAGTGCTGAGAATTTAGCAAATTATTTAAATAAAGGTACATTAGTAGCAGTAAGTGGAAAAGTAAGTACAAGATCATATGATTCTAAAGATGGTGGTAAAAGATATGTTACTGAAATAACAGCAGATATGTTTGGAGGAGTTAAGCTTTTAGGAAATAAGAGTAGTATGAATCAGGATAGCAATGGTAGTAATAATTTTGGTAATAGCAGTCAAGATGTATTTGGCGGTGGAAGCTTTGATGAAGATATAACACCGGTTGATGACGGTGAAATGCCGTTCTAGGGGGTAAAAATGGAGGAAATAAAAAGAATACCTACAAGATTAGATATAAGAGATTTTATTATAACATTCGAGTATGAAGCATTCAGAAGTCATAAAAGAAAAACAGATAAGCGAAGGATTAAACATTTTAACTCAGAAGAAGCAAAGAAAGAATTTAAAATGTGGGCAAAGAAATCAAGAACAATGTCTAATGCACAAATCCTAGACATTAAAGAAATAGAAGATAATAAGCAAGAAATTGTTTTATAAATATAAATTTTCAATTCAATTAATCCTCTATAGATAGGGGTTGTCAAATTATTGATTGATTAGCCGTTAATTAATAATCAAAAAGCTATTGGTAAAGACGTAAAACGCACCAACTGGGGGATACGTCCCGAATAATATAAATGTAAGCCAGTATAGTCACTCAGAGAAACTTAATACCGTTTCCTATTCAAGCAGGCAATTTGTTTGAATAGGTGATTGGATTGAATAACTATGAACAGAAGATTCATAAAAATACAAATATTAAATTATTAAAATATAGATCACGTAAAGAATATCAAACTATTATTGATTACTCAGATTTAGAGAAAAAATCAATAATGAGATGTAATGAGTTTCAAAATCAAGATGAAGATAGAATAACATTAGTAGCATTTAGTGGTGGAAAAGATAGTTTAGTGACTTATCTTATGGCAGCTAAAAGCGGAATTAATTTCATACCAATATATTCTCCTACATCTGCTGATCCACCAGAATTGATTTATTATATTATAAAAGTTTTCAATCCATGGGCCGAATCAAAAGGTTATCCAAAGGTAGTAATAAATAAATATAATAAATTCAATAGTCGTAGATGCAAAGGGAGAATGGAAGGCAAATATATAACAATGTGGAGTTTAGTTCCAGTTAAGAAAATGCCACCAACTCGACAAGTACGATATTGCTGTGATGAATTTAAAGAACGTACAGGAGATGTAGGAGATACAGTTTTTACTGGTGTTAGATGGGAAGAAAGCAAGAGTAGGTCAGAACAACAAATGGTTAATTTCTACAAAGGTAAGAAAATGGTGAGGATAATTGTTGACTGGTCAGAACTAGCTGTATGGAGCTGTATTATAAAAGAAGAAATACCATATTGTATTTTATATGACTATGGATTTGACAGAATAGGTTGCATAGGGTGCCCTAAAGGTAAGAATCAAAAAAAGGAACTAGCAATATATCCAATGTATCGGAAAAATTATATAAAAGCTTTTAATGAAATGATTATAAATGGTAAATCAGATGGTAAAGAATACGAATGGAATAATGGCGAAGATGTAATGAAGTGGTGGATTGGAGAATGTGAAATTCAAAGAAAAGAAATAGAAGGACAGTGTAGTATGTTTTAACAACAGAGAATAAGGATAAAAGACAATACTCTTATAAATCCTTATTCTCATATAAGTATTAATATCAATTATTTTACTCTTCTTAGATGCAAGACTGTATTTTGGTTTGATGATACTGGACAACAACGATCTTTAACTTCTGTTTCAAGAATATCAAGTGTTTCATCAGGTCCTAAAAGTTTCATTAAATATAATACTTTTTCTTGATTAGTTTGTAATGGTTTTTTACTCATTGTACAGAACCTCCTAAAATAAATAAACTTACTTATTTAGCTTAACCCAAATAAATAAAATAATTCAAATGAAAGAAGGAAATAAAGTGATAAATACAAGATATAGTATTGAATTAAAAGATATAGATTTAACTGGAATATCAGCATCAACAGAACTTTCAAAAATGAATGAAGAAAATAGAGAGTTTGAAGAAGCAGTATTTGAAAGTTTATGTAATACATCATATGAAAATGATAAACATGCAATAGAAGAATTTTGGGATAAGGTACAGAGCAGTTTAAGTTATCTTACAGTGACGTTAGGGATTAAAGCGGATGAAGTTATGGAGCATTACCAATTTCATTTAGAAAAGATTAAGAATAGACCAAGAAAGAAGGTCAAGGAGCATGAGTAAGCTAGATATAAGAATAAGTTACAAGGATGCATGCATATTAAAACATGCACTTAGAAATCAATGTGAGTTTAAACAAGATAGTATAAATGATTATTACTCTAGTGTTGAATACATGAAGAACATACCAGATCATGAGTTACCTGATAATTATTTAGAAGAATCAGAAAGGTTATACAAAATGGTAGATGAAGTTAAGAATGATGAAAAAGAACTCGAGGAAGAGAAAAGAACGCTAGAAAGATTTACAGAGCAGATAGAAGAATGTGAATTTAAGCATAACAGGAATATTTTTTAAGGAGTGGAAGTGATGAAAGTAGGAGATAAGATACGTTTAAAAGTAAAGCAGATGGCTAAATTAAATAGACCAGCATTTGTAAATCATAAAGGATATATAAGTAACATAAGCAGTAATGTAGTAGTGGTTATGTATGTAGATGAATACGGAAAAGATTTATATAGAGAAAGTTTTAGTATAGCTGATGTTATAGAAGGAAAAGCAATAATAGAGATAAAAGAAAAAGGAATATGGAGATTGATAAACCAATTTGATTTTATGGAGATGAGAGAGAATGGAAAAGGATTTATTTAAGAGCACAGAAGAAAAGCTTTATAGATATTATTCTAAAGATAAACATATAAGTGCTTTAAAAAAGAGAATAATATTATTAGATCAGCAAATAGAATTGGTAGATAAAGATTTAAGAGAGAATAATTTCAGTATAGAGCCAGAGTCAACAGCACAACAATATACTGAGAGAGTTCAAACAAGTGGAAGCGGTACAAGCTATGTAGAAAGAGAAATAATGAGAGTTACAGAAGCTAAAATAAAAAGGAAAGCAGAAAAGGAACTTGAAAGACAAAATATTTTAGAAAGAATAGATAAAATTGAATTAGATGCAGATGAAATAGAATGGAAGATAGAAGATTTTTCTAAAGAAATGCAAACACTTTTAGAATTAAAATATAAAAAGAAATATGGAGAACAAAAGATAGCAATAGAAATGCATATAGATCAATCTCAAGTTAATAGAAGAAAGCAACAGATATTAAGAAAAATAGCATTGTGGGATATGTGGTAAAATAACATGGTTACATAATAAAACCATAAAAATATCAAACAATTTGCATAAATAACTACATTAATACCTTTAAAATAGATATTGTAGACAACTAAAGATAAATAACTTATTTACTTTACCCCCATTAATAGATAAGAGCCTAGTGCAATGCTAGACTCTTTTATTTATGCAATAAAACAGAGAGGAAGTGGTATTAATGGATAATAGATTAACTAATAAACAAATAATATTTGCTACTGAGTATTTAATTGATACTAATGCCACTAGAGCATACAAAAAGGCTTATCCTAATGTAAAAAAAGATGAAACGGCTAAGTCGGCAGCAAGTAGATTGTTGACTAATGTTAACGTAAAAAACTATATAGATAAAAAAATGAAAGAAATAGAAGATAAAAACATAGCAAAAGTAGAAGAAGTAATGCAGTATCTTACAAAAGGTATGCGAATGGAACTTGAAGAAGAAGTTGTTGTAACTGAAAATATAGGAGACTATATGAGTGAAGCTAAGATAGTGAAGAAACAGATATCTATTAAAGATGCAAATAAGTGCGCAGAACTTTTAGGTAAGAGATATAGATTGTTTGTAGATAAGGTTGAAACTGATGTAAATGCAACAGTAAATTCTACTCAAAAGCTGGATAGCATATTAAATCAGTTAGGTAAGAAAAATGAGTAAAGAAGAAAATGAAGAGCTTTATCCATTATCGCAAAAGTACTTAGATTTCTTAGAACATGATGCACCAGTAGAATTCCTGGAGGGTACAACAGCAGCAGGAAAGACAACAGTAGGGATAGTTAAGTTTATGCTTAAAGTTGCTGATTCAAAAAAGAAAATGCATATAATAGCATCTAAGACAACAGGTGTAGCGGAAAAGAACTTAATTCAAAAGGAATATGGTATATGTGACGTATTTGGTGATTTAGTTAAGTACAATGGTAATGGAGATAAGGATAATAAAATACCACATATAAGATATCAGACACCTTCAGGGGAAAAGATAATATATGTTTTAGGGTATGACAATAAAGATAAATGGAAGATGGCCCTAGGCTCTCAGTTTGGTTGTGTACTTATAGATGAAATTAACACAGCTGATATAGAGTTTGTAAGAGAAATATCCACAAGAAATGATTATCTTATGGGAACTCTTAATCCAGATGATCCTAACTTACCTATCTATGATGAATTTATTAATTGTGCCAGGCCCTTAGAAAAATATAAGAATGATGTACCAAGTGAAATACAGGAGCAACTTAATAGTGAAGAGAAGAAGGACTGGTGTTACTGGTTCTTTTCTTTTTATGACAATGCAAGCTTATCCGAGGAAGATATAGAGAAAAAGAAGTTAAGTGCTCCAAAGGGTACAAAACTTTATAAGAATAAAATATTAGGTTTAAGAGGAAGAGCTACAGGATTAATATTCTGCAACTTTGATAGAAAAAGAAACTTAATAACTAAGCAGCAGGCTAAGAAACTAAAGTTTATGTATTTCACAGCAGGATTAGATACATCTTATTCAAGTACATCTAATGATACTATAGCAATGACCTTTATGGGTATTACAGAGGATAAGAGATTAGTTTACCTGGATGAAGAAGTATATAACAACAAAGATAATAAAGAAATACCATTAGCACCAAGTGACACAGCAGTTAAATTTGTTAATTTCTTAGAGAAGAATAGAAGAGACTGGGGACTTGCAAGAGATGTATTTGTTGATTCAGCAGACCAAGCAACTATAACTGAACTTAAGAAGTACAAGAGACAAAGACCTAACCTTTATAACTTTGTTAACTCATATAAGAAGGTTGAAATCTTAGATAGAATTAATTTTGTACTAAGTTGGATAGATAATGTTGATGGTGTTTTTTATTATGTGTGTGACCATTGCAAGGTGCATATAGGAGAGTTAGAAACTTATTCATGGAAAGAGGATAAAGACGAGCCAGAAGATGCAAACGACCATACAATAAACAGTTCTCAATATGCTTGGATTCCATACAGAAAAAGAATAGGTGTTTATAAGGAGTGATAGAAGGTGGGGTGGATAAAGAATATGTTAACCAAAGCAGCAATCAAAATGCTTAATATACAACCTGCAACAGATAAGACAATAACAATTAAAGAGCCTT